CCCTGCTTCCACTTCACGCCACTTTTTTGAAGAATCCTTTGACAGTTAGCACAAATAGTTTTTAAGTTACTAGGCCGACAATTGTTTAAATCTCCGTCTATGTGAAATACATTGAACTGTTCTTGGTGACTTGATTTAAATCCGCATTTCTCGCATATAGGTTTCTTTGTATAGCCTGATTGTCGCCATTTGGGTATGCCTGATCCTAATCCGCTACGCAAACATTTTTCACATAGTTTGCGATAGTATACTTTGTTTCCTTTTTTATAATTTATAGCAGCAGGACGCTGCCCGCACTTGCATAATGGTCTCATATCGTATTTACCTCACCTTTTCGGTCCCTTTTTTTGGTGGTTTACGCCATGATTTTCTCTAAGACATGCTAAATACAGTTAATAAAATATCACATTTCCAACAGGAGAACTATAATGGCATTAACATCACCAGGAGTACAGGTTAGCGTAATCGACGAAAGCTTTTACACGCCAGCTGAACCAGGTACAGTACCGATGATTTTTGTTGCCACTGCTGCAAACAAATCAAATGCAGCTGGCACCGGAACTGCACAAGGTACAATAGCAGCAAATACAGGAACTCCGTATTTGCTTACATCACAAAGAGATTTGGCAGACACATTTGGAGATCCAATATTCCAAGTTGATGCGAATAATAATCCAATCCATGGCAGCGAGCTAAATGAATATGGACTACAAGCAGCATACTCATTACTAGGAGTTAGTAATAGAGCATATGTTGTACGTGCAGATATTGATCTAGGAGAACTAGTACCAAGCGCAACTGCTCCGGCAGCCAATCCTACAGCAGGAACTTATTGGTTTGACACAGCAGATTCTATTTACGGTATATTTGAATGGAACGGCGAAGGAATTAACACTACTGGTGGACAAACATTTACAAGCAAAACGCCCATTGCAATTACTGATACAGCAGATGTTGTAGATTATGCAGGTGCCGATTATACTCCTAAAGGATCAATTGGCGCAGTAGGAAGTTATGCTATTGTTTCAGTAACATCACTAAACAAATTATGGTACAAAAACACCGGCGGAACTTGGGTAGAAGTCGGCGGCGACAATTGGACTAAGAGTTGGCCAACAATTAAAGGCACAACAGCCAATCCAACTGCAACTGGCGCAAGTGCAGGTAACATCGAAATTAATGGTTCTTCTATTAGTGTTACAGACGGCGATACAGTTTCTGTAATTGCAGGAAATATTAACAGCGCATTAATTACTGGTGTAAGTGCTGCCGCAGTAGACGGATACTTAGAAATTTATAGCGACGGGACTGGATCAGCAAGCGAAGATTCAAGTGCAAGTGGTGATATTTTAGTTGGCGGTACAGCAGCAACATTAACATTAGTTGGAATCACAGCCGGAACATACTTTCCGCCAGCTGCACAAATAAGCGCACATACAAGTATTCCATCATGGAAAAATACAGACACTAGCCTAGGACAACCGAGCGGATTTAGTGCTAGACCAACAGGAAGTGTTTGGTTTAAAACTACAACACCTAATAGAGGTGCAAATTTAAGTGTCAAACTTTGGAATGCAGAAACACTACTATGGGACACACAAAGTGCTCCTTTATATGACAACAGTGCATCGGCAATTTATGCTCTAGATCCAACAGGCGGCGGCACAAATTTAAGTATAGGTGACATTTATGCTAAAACAAATGTTGCAGATGACACACAACCTTTGGTAACATTTAGTTTGTATAGACGTGCAACTAACGGCGCAACTACAATTGCAAGTAATCCTATTACTACAAGTGCGCCGGGCGCAGGTACAAATCAATTTGCAATTAGTGCAACAGATGATGGAAGTGCAGCATATAGCACTCCGTATACAGTAACAGTTACAACAACAGGTAGTGCAAGTGCTGACGCGACTGCTATTGCAGCAGCAATTAATGCTGCAAATGTAACAAATGTAAGTGCAAGTATTGATGCAAGTAATAGACTTGTAATTAGTCATGCGCAAGGCGGCGAAATTAAACTAACTGATACTGACGGTATGTTAGCAGCAATTGGATATCAAGCGAAAGATGCAGCAGTGTCTGAAACACAATGGACTGCAAACTTGTATTATCAAGATGGTACTTCAAGTGCAACAAGTCCAAAGCAGTTTACAGCAAGTAACTGGAACAATCTAAGTTACACTGCAAGTGCTAATGAAGTTACAAGTTTAGCAGCTGATGGTCAATTATGGTACAGTTCAGTTGTTGACGAAGTAGACATTATGGTACATGACGGTTCTGATTGGAAAGGTTATCAAAACGAATACACTGATGCAGATCCAGAAGGGCCAATTGTTAGTGCTAGTATGCCAACTGTACAAAGTGACGGTAGTCCGCTTGTAACAGGTGATATTTGGATTGACACAGCAGATCTTGAAAACTATCCAACAATTTACGTTTATAACGACACTATCACAGGTACAAAGGCACAGAAATGGGGCACACCGATTGATAAGTCAGATCAAACAACTGAAAACGGAATTTTGTTTGCAGATGCACGTTATGGCGACACAGGCGGCACAGCAGATACAGCACCAGATGCTACTATTGCAGAGCTACTTGTTAGTGATTATTTAGACCCAGATGCACCAGATCCTGCACTATATCCAAAAGGGATGTTGCTATGGAATCTACGCAGAAGCGGATTTAATGTCAAGCGTTTTGAGCGTAATTACATCAACCTAAATGCAGATAATGCTAGAAATGGTGATGAAGATATGGGTACTTATTATCCGCATCGTTGGGTAACTGAATCAGGAAACCAGGAAGACGGATCAGGAAGTTTTGGTCGTAAGGCTCAGCGTAAAGTTGTAGTACAGGCTTTACAAGCAGTGGTTAACAGTAATGATGAAATCAGAGATGACGAATCAAGATTGTTCAACTTAATGGCAACTCCGAGTTATCCAGAACTGATCGGCGAAATGATTAGCTTAAACTTTGACAGAGGTTTAACAGCATTTATTGTAGGGGATTCACCATTCCGCTTAACACCAGATGCTACATCACTTAATGAGTGGGCAACCAATGTCAATAGAGCAGTCGAAGACAATGACGACGGTCTTGTAAGTCGTGATGAATACTTAGGTGTATTTTATCCAGCAGGATTTACAAGCGACAACTTTGGTAATAATGTAGTTGTTCCAGCATCGCATATGATGTTACGTACAATTGCACTGAGTGATCAGGTTAGCTTCCCATGGTTTGCACCAGCAGGTACAAGACGTGGTGGCATTACTAATGCAAGTTCAACAGGTTATATCAATAACGAAGGCGAATTTGTAAGTGTAGCACTTAACGAAGGACAAAGAGATACACTGTATCAAAACAACATTAACCCAATCACGTTTATTAGTGGTGCAGGACTTGTTGCATTTGGTCAGAAAACTCGTGCAAGAGGTGCAAGCGCACTAGATAGAATCAACGTAGCACGTTTGGTAATTTACTTACGTTCGCAGTTGAATCAGCTTGCAAAGCCGTATATCTTTGAACCGAATGATAAGATTACAAGGGACGAAATCAAGCAGGCAGCAGAAAGCTTGCTACTTGAGCTAGTTGGTCAAAGAGCTCTATACGATTACCTAGTAGTATGTGACGAGTCAAATAACACTCCAAGCAGAATCGACCGTAACGAGCTATATCTTGATATTGCTATCGAACCAGTCAAAGCAGTTGAATTTATTTACATTCCACTACGTTTGAAAAATACTGGTGAAATTGCAGGATTATAAGGTATAAATATATATAGATTAGGAGCAGATTAAATGGCTATTTCAACACTATCAAAAATTACAGTACCACTTGCTAGCGGTGATTCCGCTAGCAATCAGGGCTTGTTAATGCCAAAATTACAGTATCGCTTTAGAGTGACACTGGAAAACTTTGGTGTAAGCACACCGACAACAGAACTTACAAAGCAAGTTATTGACGTAACTCGTCCTAACGTAAGTTTTGAACAAATGACAATTGATGTTTACAATTCTCGTGTATACCTAGCAGGTAAACACTCATGGGAACCAATCACACTTAACTTGCGTGAAGATGTAAACAACAATGTACAAAAACTAGTAGGCGAACAGCTACAGAAGCAGTTCGATTTCTACGAGCAGTCAAGTGCAGCATCAGGATTAGATTACAAGTTTGTTACACGTATAGAAATCTTAGACGGCGGTAATGGCGCAAACACACCAACAGTATTAGAAACATTTGAACTATACGGTTGTTATTGTGAAAGTGCAAATTACAACCAGCTATCGTACTCAAACTCAACTGATCCAGTAAGCGTAACACTAAACATTCGTTACGACAACGCTATCCAATCACCGCAAGGTACAGGTATTGGTACAGCAGTAGGACGTACAGCAAATACCCTAGTAACAGGCGGCGGCGCTTAATTACTAGAAACATTTAGTCTGCACAAAAAGGGGAGCATACTGCTCCCTTTTTTATTAACTACACACTTTACTATATAAGATAAATATTTGTATGGCAAATAAGTATAATGGTTTTTTTAATAATGTAGCAGCAGGTGCTTTGAATCCTAAAGGTAACTTAGGAGATTATGCGCATGCTTCAAGATTGTACACAGACAACAATCACGCTCTTGCACCAAAAACAAAATATCTATATCACGTCTTTTTTGATATAAATTCTACAGCAGCTAGTATTATTCCTAGTATTGATGCTAAGAAAATAAATGAAATGGGCATGCTAGTAAAAGCAGCCGACCTTCCAAAATATCAAGCAAATGTAGAAACTAAAAAGATGTACAATAGGGTAAAGAATGTGCAAACGTCAATCGCATATGATCCTATTACAATTACTTTCCACGACGATAATAGTAGCTTAACTACAGCATTGATGCAAGCATACTATAGGTACTATTTTGCTGACGGCAACCAAAAAAGAGATAACGGTCGTGCTTATTCTAGAACACCTGACAGCACGTATGAAGGTTCTACACGTAACAAATATAAGTTTGGTTTAGATAACAATAATCCGGGTTTGCCTTTCTTTAATAATATTCAAATTAGTCAATTAAGTAGAGGGTCTTATGTAACCTATACTCTTGTTAATCCGATAGTAACTAATTGGGGACACGATAATCTAAGTAATGAAGACGGCGCTGGCACAACACAGAACCAAATGACTATTGCATATGAAGCTGTCTTTTATGATGCAGGACAAGTTGAAGCAGGTGCTCAAGGTGAGCCAAAAGGATTCGGACAAGACCATTATGATCAAACTCCTAGCCCGCTAAGTTTAGTTGGAGGTGGTACTACTAATATTGGTAGTATAATCGAAGGTGCTTTAGATCTTTATGATTTTATTGCAGGCGGCGATAGTTTTGATAATCCTCTCGAAGCAGCATTAGCAGCAGCAAACTTAATCGGTAATGTAAGGAATTTGAGCTCAGAAGGATTGAGACAAGGAGGTTTAAATATCCTCACTCGAGCTATTGGTAATGTAGCAGGAGCGAACGTAAGCGGTGTGGCACAGACATTATTTCCAAAATTAAGTGGGAGCGGAGGCCAGGGTAAATTACTACTTGCAACAGCCGGAGCAGCAGTTGCAGTTACAGCAGTGAATAATTACAGAGAACGTCAACAGCTAAGAAACAATCCAGCAGCACTAGAATCTGCTGCTAGAGATGCCTTTGGAAAAGATTGGCAAAATAATGGTAACGCTGGCGGGATTAACGAAAGAAATTCAGCCTGGACCAGTCTGTCATCTAGTGCGCAGCAGATATATAGAAGTAGAGCATTAGGAG